GGATGATCTCGACAAGCGCATGAAGCACATTGAAGACATGTTCCAACGCATCTATGACAAGCTTGACGGCAAGGCTGACAAATCATGAGCGGCACCACTGAAGACAAACAGGAAAAAATGGCCCTTGAGATGGCAGCAAACGCCAGCAAGGGTGCGTTGGTCGAAAAGATCACTTTTGCGGGTATCCCGATCCTGTTCTCATGCGTTGTTTATCTGATGAGCGCCTTGTCTGGTGCCAACAACGAAATCATCCAGCTCAAAGGCAAGATTGCTGTGGTGGTGAACGCTGACAACAAAGCGATCCCGCCTCAAGGCACGACAATCGACATGGCCCAGATCAGGGAACAGTTGAATGACAAGATCGACAAAGTAGAGCGTGACGCTGCTTTAGCTAGGTCTGCAATGACACTCGACCGCGAACGCTCAATGGCGTTGGTCGATAAAAGCCGTCTAGACATGGCCGCTGACGCAGCCCAAGCGCGCGCTGCAATCCGCTATGACATGCTAAAAATGTTTGGCGAGCTTGATAAGCGCATCCACCTTCTTGAGCAGAAGGTGAAGTGATGGACCCGATCACCTTGAAGGTGGTCCTCATTGCTTGGATGCTGGATATTCAGACTGCCAAAGTCATATACTTTATGCCCATAACGGTGATGCAAGATGATGAAACATGCCAACGCGCTTTGGTTGACCTTAAAGAAACTCACAAGCGAGGGTATTCGTACAATCTCGCAATTCGTGGCGCGTGTATTCCCGCGAACATAGGGGGCTAAGATGGATTTGCTGAAAAGCTTTGGGCCGCTTCTTGGTCAGGTTGCCCCAACGCTTGCCACCGCTCTTGGCGGTCCTATGGCGGGTTTGGCTGTCAAAACTCTGTCCAACGTCTTGCTAGGCCACGAAGAAGGCACGGAAGACGATCTAGGCAAAGCGCTTGGCGGCGCCACGCCTGAACAGCTCGCCAACATCAAGCAGATCGACGCGGACTTCAAAACGCGCATGAAAGAGCTGGACATTGATCTGGAGCGCATCAGCGCTGGCGACCGCGATAGCGCCCGCAAGATGCAGATGGAGACCCGCGATTGGGTTCCAAAGGTCTTGGCGCTTGCTATCACGATTGGCTTTTTTGGTATCCTAGTCTGGATGCTTGTGAACGGTATGCCGCCTAGCGGAACAGAAGCGCTGCTGATGATGCTTGGCGCTCTTGGCACGGCTTGGACAGGCGTTGTAAACTTCTACTATGGCTCGTCGGCAGGCTCGAAAGCCAAGACGGATGCCCTCGCGTCAAAGGAATTGGGTAAATGAAAGACAATTGGGACAACGCTTTCGCCATGGTTCTCAAGCACGAAGGCGGCTATGTGAACCACCCAAAAGACCCTGGCGGCATGACAAATCTTGGCGTGACCAAACGCGCTTGGGAAGAGTACGTCGGCCATGAAGTTGATGAAGCAACTATGCGCGGCCTTACTCCCGAAGTGGTTAAACCCTTTTATAAATCCCGATATTGGGATCGCGTTAAGGGTGATGAGCTGCCTTCTGGCGTGGATTACGCTGCTTATGATCTGGCGGTGAACTCAGGCGTTGGCCGCGCTGCCAAGTATTTGCAACAGATTGCTGGCGTGCCTGCCGATGGCGTGATCGGTCCCAAAAGCCTTGAAGCCATCAACGCTTGCCCTGCTGGCGAGATGGTTGACAC